AGATTGTAAACAAGTAGCGGAATATAAAGGTAAGATTTCTACAAGGGATTATGGTAACTTACTTGTAAATATATCTAAGGAATATAATAACGCATTATTGGTAATTGAGAACGCCACAATTGGGTGGGCAGCAATTCAACAAGTAATAGATAGAGAATATGATAACTTATTTTATATGAGTAAAGATTTACAATATGTGGATACACAAAAACAAATGTCTAATAAACTTTATAGACAAGAAAAACAAATGATTCCTGGGTTTACAATGTCTACAAAAACAAGACCTTTGGTTATTTCTAAATTAGAAGAATTTTTTAGAGAAAAATCAGTTAAAGTTTATTCCCAGAGATTAATTGATGAATTATTCGTATTTATATATAACGGAACTAAAGCTGAAGCTATGCAAGGATACAATGATGACTTAGTAATGTCATTTGGTATTGGATTGTGGATAAGAGAAACAGCATTAAGATTGAGGGCCGAAGGAATAGAATTACAGAAGAAAAGTTTGGCGGGGATTGATATGAATCCTGGTATATATGTAACAGATGAAAACCCTGGTCAGGATGCCTGGCAATGGGATGTAGGAAATAGAAATAAAGAAAAAGAATCATTGGAATGGTTAATTAATTAGAGGAAAGTATGGCAGATACATCAATAAGAGCTCGACTGTTTAGATTATTTTCAGGTAACGTTATTGTTAGAAACGTTGGTGGAAGAAAATTAAAAGTAGCAGATACGAGTAAAGTACAATATTTACCACAAAAACAATTGGTGGATAGATATCAACGATTGTTTTCAACGGGTAAAGGATTATCTGGATATTCAGATACCGCGATGGTACGCTCAATGCGGTTAGGGTTATTTAGAGATTATGAATCAATGGATAGTGATTCTATTATATCATCAGCATTGGATGTTTATTCAGATGAATCAACAATGAAATCCGAGTATGGTGATGTTTTAACAATCAATAGTGATAATGATCAAATAAAACAAATATTACATAATTTATTTTATGATATTTTGAATGTAGAATTTAATTTATGGTCTTGGGTTCGTAATATGTGTAAGTATGGAGATTTCTTTTTACATTTAGAAATAGATGATAAATATGGAGTTAAAAATGTAGTTCCGTTATCAAGCTATGATGTAGTGAGATTAGAAGGAATTGATCCAGAAAATCCAGAATATGTTAAGTTTGTATTAGAATCAGCAGATCCAAATCAGACAAAAGTAACTCATACTCAACAAGAATTTGAAAATTTCGAAATTGCACATTTTAGATTATTGGGAGATTCAAATTATTTACCGTATGGTAAGGCTATGGTTGAAGGTGGTAGAAAGACTTGGAAACAACTTTCACTTATGGAAGATGCTATGTTGATTCACAGAATTATGAGAGCTCCAGAAAAGAGAGTATTTAAAATTGATATAGGTAATATTCCACCAAACGAAGTTGATAATTATATGCAACAAATTATCAATAAAATGAAAAAGGCACCCGTAGTAGAAAAAGAATCTGGTGATTATAATTTACGATATAATATGCAAAACATAACAGAAGATTTCTTTGTACCTGTTCGTGGTGGAGATAGTGGAACACAAATAGATTCATTACCTGGATTAACTTATGAAGCAGTTGAAGATATTGAGTATCTAAGAAATAAGTTGATGGCAGCATTAAAGATTCCAAAGGCGTTTCTTGGATACGAAGAACAAGTTGGTTCAAAGGCAACTTTAGCAGCAGAAGATGTTAGATTTGCAAGAACGATTGAAAGAATACAAAGAATTATTGTTAGTGAATTAACAAAGATTGCTATTGTACATTTATACGTACAAGGATATACAGACGCAGATTTAGTTAATTTTGATTTAGGTTTAACAAATCCATCTACAATATATGAACAAGAAAAAATTGAGTTGTGGACGAGTAAAACTTCACTTGCATCTTCAATGTTACAAGATGGTATAGTTTCTACAGATTGGATTTATAGAAACATATTTGGATTCACCGAAGAAGAAATTAAAAAAGAAGATGAAGGTATTGTTTTCGATTTTAAGCAAAAATTTAGAAGAGGACAAATAGAAACGGAAGGAAATGATCCAGCAAAATCTGGTGAATCACAAGGAACACCGAGTGATTTAGCTATGGGAAGAACTGGTCATGAGTTAGAAGATGAGGGTGGAGCTCCAGAAGGTGGACAGCCGGGAGCAGGTAGACCTAAAGAAGGCCCTCACTATGGAAAAGATGGTAGTGCAAGAGGAAGAGATCCATTAGGAAAACACGATAAAAGAAAAGGTGGGAGTGGAGCACCTAAATATGGTAAGTCATTAGCTTTAGCCCACGTTGATAAACTAAAGGGAACATTAATTAAACCTCATACAAAGATATTAACTGAGTCTGAGGAAGTAAAAGAGGAATATGATAAGGAAATAAATTCTAAATCGTAATATATATAAATTTTAGAAGTTTAATATTTATAATAGAGTGAATATAATTATCATTGGAGTGATATATGTCTAAAAAGTTGAAGCACAGTAAAATTAAAAATACTGGTGTGTTATTTGAAGTTTTGACTCGACAAATAACATCAGATATACTGAGCAATAAAGAATCAAAATCTGTAAATTTAGTCAAAAAGTATTTTAATAAAAATACTGCATTAGGTAAAGAGTTAGAATTATATGAAATTTTAACAAAAGAACGATATAATTCTGAAGAACGTGCAAACAGATTGGTAGATGCCGTCTTAAAAGAACGGGCACAAATTACAAATGCCTCTCTTAGAAGGGAAAAATTTAATTTAATAAAAGAAATTAAAGAAGATTATGATGTAAAAACATTATTTACTTCAAAAATCCCTAATTTTAAACAATTGGCTTCCATTTGGAAACTATTTTCTATTGAGACTTCAAACGAAAGTTATAGTCCAAAAGAAGAAGTAGATTCAAGATATACTATTGTTGAAAATTTAATTTCCTCTAATCCTAATAAAAAGGTTAGTGAATCTCCAGTAACTACTGAAGAAAAGGATGTTAGATTACTTGCTTATGAGTTAATGGTAGAAAAGTTTAATAAAAAGTATTCTAAATTATCTACAGAACAAAAAGAAGTATTGAGAAAATATATTAATAATGTTTCTAATGCTACTTCATTAAGAGAATTTGTACAAGTAGAGGTGGGTAAAATAAAAAGTTATCTGAAAAAACTTGTACCTGCTATAGATGATGATATTACTAAAATTAAGTTAACAGAGGCGATTAACTTTGTAGATACTATTAGTGAAAATAAAAATACTGAGAAGAAATTAACAACTTTATTAAGATATTATGATTTGATAACGGAGTTAGAAGATGTCCTTGACAGAAAATAAGTTAAGACAATATATTAGGGCATTTGTTAGAGAATTATTAAGCACTAATGAAATTACACAAACTGGTGATATTGCAGGATATAATACACCGTTTGCATTTAGTTCGAAGAAAAAGAAAGATAAGGATAAGGAAGAAGAAGTGGCAACCAATTCAACTGGATATGAAGTTGTTAAAGAAGGCAGATATCATCAATATAGAAATGATGAGACTTTAACACCTAAACAAAAAATTGGTTTAGCAATGAGAGAAACTCGTGATTCCTTACAAGAATTAGAAAGAACTGTTCAATATAATGTTAGACTGAAAAATGAATTGAACATAGATTCAAGAGATTATTGGAAAACTACTCATAAGGCATTAGGTAAAATTAGTGAGAGATTAGTTAAATTAGCTAATAAAGTTGGTAAATTATACTAATGTCTGTAGGATTAAAAGATTTTCTTGAGGCTTCTGAACTTTTAATAGAGGCACCTGTTAGTGATAAAAAATTACAAAAACAGATAAAGACTTTACGTAAGGCAGAAAGTCGTTTACGTCATACGATGTATGAGTTAGCACAAGATTTAAGTAGTGGTGGTGAAAAACCCACGGCTAATAAAATAATAAGGTCATATCAACAGAATATAACTAAATTTATGAGAGAATTTATGGCACTCACTAAGAGGATAAAATAATTATGAACAAGGAACTATTAGTAGATTATCTACCATTTGAAGTAAAATCGGAACAGATAAATGAATCATTAAAAGAAAATGATGGTAAATTAATTGTTAAAGGTGTACTTCAACGAGCAGAGGCTAAAAACCAAAATGGTAGAGTTTATCCGCGTGAAGTTTTAGTAAGAGAGGCTAAGAAGTATACAACCACCTATATTAAAGAACGTCGGGCTATGGGGGAATTAGACCACCCAGATTCATCTGTGGTGAACCTACAGAATGTTTCACATAATATTAAAGAGATGCATTGGTTGGGGGATGATTTACTTGGTACGGTTGAAGTATTGGGTACACCAAGTGGTAATATATTAAAAGAATTATTTAAAGCAGGAATTAAACTCGGAATTTCGTCTCGTGGGATGGGTTCAGTAGAAACAGTTAGTGAAGCAGATGGAGAAGATTTACAACAAGTACAACCAGATTTTGAATTGATAGCATTTGATTTCGTATCTAATCCTTCTACACAAGGTGCTTTTATGTATCCAATGTCTGAGGGTGTAGATAGAACAACTAAAGCACAAGGAAGAACTTGTGGAACATATTGTAAAGCAGAAGATATGATTAATAAGATTATTAGGGGTGAATAATGGGTGACTTTAGTCATAGAGAATTTAAAAGATTTTTACTTGAAAAAGATGGAATTGAAGTAGATGAATCTAAAAAATCAACTAACGAAGAATTTAGTCATAGAAAATTTAAACAACATTTAATTGAATTAGATGAAGCCGAATATGGTAAGCCATTTAGTTCACCTGAAGCACAACAATTCGTTGATAAAGATTTAAATGTAATGTCACAGATTTTAGGAAAGGCATCACAGAAAGTAATTAAGACTATGATGAATGGAGTAAAAAGTCATAAGTATGAGGCATTGGATTTAGTAAGAGGACTTAATCAAGGGGATATTAGAAGAACCCATTTTGGTGAAGAAGATTTTATAAAGCAATTGTGGCATAAAGTAAGAGATAAATTTAGAAGATACTCAAATTGAGATAATAGGAGACATATAATGTCAAAGAAAATTAAATTAAAACAAATAGTAGAAAATTTTATGGTGGGTGGGGTAGTTAATAAACCAGCCTTTTCAAATCTTGATATGTTTAAGACTAAAATTTCTACTGAAGATGTGAACTCTGATATTAGATTGTCGTCTTTAATACCAGAAGACCACGAGGATGGCCACGAAGAACAAGAAATTGACGAATCTCAGTTTTTAGAAGATGTTAGAAATTTTGGTTCTTTGGGTAAACATATTTATCGTGAAAATGATATAAGATCAGTTGCTGAAAAGTTAGCTAATATTGCAAAGACTGCAAGAACTCATACCTTAAGAGAAACCGAAGAATGGTTTGATAAAATTACAATCAATCGTAATATGAAAGATTTAGGTTCTCTCTCAGGTCAATTTAGTAAAATTGCAAATGAAGCACAAGGATTACAAGAAAGAATGAGTGCACTATATGAAGATATGGGACATATTGTAGGTAGATACTATGAAGTCAATGAAGAATCTGGTGGTAAAGAAGAATATGAGAAATTTTTTCAAGCCGCGTTAAAGAAGTTTGGTGTTGGTTCTCCTGATGAATTGGGTGATGAGGCAAAATCAAAATTCTTTAATTATATAGATAAAAATTGGCAGGGTGATAACGAGAGTGATTAAATTGATGGACATTTTGAAAGAAGTTTCAACTAATGTTGTATCATATAAAGCAGATGGTGGAGAACCCGATACTGGATGGACATTAGCAGGTAAAGACCGCGTATTAGGTGTAAATATGAATAAACCTGAACCTTGGTTCGAGAAGGGTGGATATAGACAGTTAAGTTATCCAACCGCAGACGATCCATATAAAGGTGATAGGGATAAAAATATACAAAGATTACAAGTGATAAAGAGAGTGGTTAATACAGGCGAAAAATATGAAGATTTCAATGGTGCAGTTGCATCTTGGGATAAATTTGGAAATGAAGATTATTCTTTGGAGTATGATAATGATTAAAATGAAACCACTATTAAAAGAGTCCACTTGGACTAATAGAAAATTTGGTGAATCCTTACCCACGTTAGAAGATTATATGGGTGAATCTTACGATGACGAAGATTGTGGAGACGGTCACGCTGTAGTTTCTGAAGCTGACCCAACAAATGATGATGATAAGTATGTATCCGTTGGTTGGGGAAAATATAAAGAAAAGGGTAAAGAAGATGATAAAACTGCACCCACTTTCAAAAAAACAGATGATGGAAAATATGTAAAAGGTAAAGATGATGAAAAAGGTAAATTTACCCCAGATAAAGAAGAGAAACCAGAGAAAGAACCAGTAGGTAAATTAGGTGGTGGAGATTTCGAAAGAGATTTTGACGATGACGAAGATGATTACGATATGGGAGTAGTACCAGGTTCTCGTGAACTTGATGATACTCCAGAAGACGACTCTGAGAAAGGTTCATCTCTTACGGGTGCTCCTGGTAGAGATTTTGAAGATGACCCCGATGATATTGATAACTTAGATACAGCACTTGATGATGATCCTACTCGTGGAGACCCCGATGATGAAGAAGCCGCTAGAGCACAAGCAATGAAAGATATGGAAGATGAATTTGGTGATATGGGTGAAATTACAATAGATGGTAAGAAGTATAAACCAATAACAGAATCCATTAAACCAAAAATATATGATCCATATAGAGAAATAAAAAAACAATTTAAAAGAGTTAGTTTACGACAATTTGATCGTAGATGGCAAAAATAATTATATAAATAATAGAGGTTACACTTGATAGAAGTAAAAGTAAAGAATAATAATGTAGAAAAAGCTTTAAGAATATTCAAACGGAAGATAAAAGATTCCAGAATATTGTATGATTTAAGTGAGAGATCATACTATACAAAACCCTCTTTGAAGAAGAGAAAGATGGTATTAAGGGCAAAAGCACGAAATTTACGAGATATGCAAGTAGAAAACGATAAAAACTTCTAATTTTTGAACGTTTTCCTAAATAAATATATATTTATATAAAACTAAATACACTATTGGGATAACCATCCCGTCATATAGTGTACCTTAAAACTAATCACATAATAGTTCCCAATAACTATTTTAAATCCAAACAAATAATTAAATTAAATTAGGTAATTTATCTAGTTTTTAATTAATTAGGAGAAAAACAATGGATGATCTTTTAAAAGAAGCCATTGCAGACGCAAAACAAGTTCGCGAAACAGCCTTAGCTAACGCTAAGATGGCACTTGAAGAAGCTTTCACTCCTCGCCTACAATCTATGCTTTCAAAGAAGATTCAGGCAGAAGTAGAAGATGAAGAAGTACCAGCTGAATTTTCAGACGAAGATGAAGAAGAAGTTGCTATAGCTCCTGAAGAAGTACCTGCTGAATTCTCAGCAGAAGATGATGAGGTTGCTCCTGAAGCACCTGCTGAATTTTCTGATGAAGATGAAGAAGTTGCTCCTGAAGAAGTTCCAGCTGAATTTTCAGATGAGGATGAAGAAGAAGTCGCAATACCTGCAGAAGAAGGCGTGATTGAAATCAATGGTGTTAAATATGCACCAGTAGTTTCTGAAGAAGAAGAAGCTGAAGTGGAAGAAGAATATTCTGAAGAGGATGTTGAAGATGGCCACGAAGAAGTTTCTGACGCTGATCTAGACCTCGAAGCAGTATTGAAAGAACTTGAAGATGAGCTTAATGAA